CACAAATGGAACTTATTAGACCCACAAGATACGGACGGAGCATATAGAATAACTTGGTTAGGTGGTATGACCCACTCATCAACGGGTATTAGAGGTAATGGGTCAAACTCTGTTGGAAAAACTAATTGGAACCCAGTAAGTGAGAGTGTTAGTAATATTTGTATGGGTCTATACATCAACGATGGTCTTACAGCAACACCAAGTAGTGAATATGATATGGGTGGTCTGGCTCAACCTTTGGGTGTAAATACAGATATAATGATTACTCTTGGATTTAACAATAAGACTACCAAATATGTTAACTTTTATAGAACGAACTATTTTACAACACAGGCAGGTGATTATAGTAGTTGTCTGTTAATGGGACAGAATAACGGAGGAACAACTCAATTATTCCAAGACGAAGTAATAATAGTAAATGGAAGCCAAACATTAGGAACGGCAGATGTATCGTTTGGTGTTGGTGCCAGTGTAAGAAATATTGGTGGTGTTGAGAGTGTTGCGGGCTCATCTCAAAGAGGTTATGGAACGGCGTTTATCGGTGATACATTCCTAACAGAACCACAAGTAGCGTTGTTGAATACCGCAATAATTACATTTAACACAGCATTAAGTAGAAACTAATATGAAAGTAGGATTACTAACAGAAGCACAGAAAAATCAACTTGTAGGGCAACTATGGGAACCAGATAGTTATTTTGAGCCTGTAGAAGATTGTAATAATAATTGGATTATTTCTTTAGAAGAAATGAATGGAAATACAAACCCGAACTTTACTTGGGTTGCTACATTACCACAGATTAACTTTTGTAGAAAACCATTCCCAAGTCCAGGTCAATAAATAAATTAAATGGCTAAACAATTTAGAAATACAGATTTCGTCAATTTGTTTGGCGACCCTGACCGCCCCATATATGGGAACGAGGAGGTTGTGCCCGCACCACCTTCACCAACACCATCGGCAACTCTAACTCCTACTCCAACGATTACCCCAACACTCACTCCAACACCTACACCATCTGCCACTCCACCACCTGCTGGTTATGCTGAAGCGAATGCTTACCTTGAGGCTGTTGTAGATGCTGGTGGAACGGGTATTACGAGTTCAGTATCTGCGGCTACAAGGACATTCTTTAATGAGTTATTTACAAATAACTTATACGATAAGTTTGAGGCAATCTATCCGTTCATTGGTGGAACAGCAAACTCTCATAAGTTCAACGCTAAAGACCCAAGAGATTTGGACGCAGCATTTAGAATAACTTGGTATGGTGGTATGGGACACGATAGTGATGGTATTATCCCTAATGGGTCTAATTCCTTTGGTAATACTCACTTTACTCCTGCTGATTATGAGGAAATCACTGGTAATACATCGGGTAATGTTGGTGTATATTTAAGACAGACAGGAACATCAAGGACATTCGTATATGAGGTTGGTATTACTATTTATACTACAGAGTTTTCTATTAGAGCCGCAGGTATCCCTAACTATGGTGCTACGCATGTTATTGGTGGTTTGTTTGCTGCTTCAAGTGTATCAACGAGTGAAACATTCTTACCAGGTGTTGTTATGTTGAGTAGAACAGATAGTAGTAATGCGTTTATGTATGCTAATGGTGGTAGTTTGGGTCAATTAGGAAACGGACAAGCACCTGAATTGCTTACCTCACCAATGGTTATCGGTGCTGTAAGATTATTACAAGCAAGTGGAGCCCCTGATGGAGATGGTGGTGGAATTAGTGATTACACTGATAGACCGATGAGTATGGTATTCTTTGGTGTAGAAGGATTGAGTAGTGGTGAGGTATCCCAACTCACTAATATAATAGATGATTACCAAGTAGCCTTGGGTAGAAATGTAGTATAATATGAAAGTAGGACGACTAACAGAACAACAGAGAGACGATTTAAGAGGAGTTATGTATGATAACGACACTTACTATAATCCATCATTAGATGGTTTGGGAGAGTGGTTTATATCAACGCATGAAATGGATAAATCCAATTTACAATGGGTGAAGGACTTACCCCTTGTAGATTATGTAGAGCCAATAGCACCGACCAATGAGTAATGTTCCATTTAGAAATACAGATTATGTAAATAACCCTATTGGTAATGACCGACCGATTTATGGTAATGAGTTGGTGCCTGAAGGTGGTTGTATGCCTGATGGTATTACTCGTGTTATGAGATTTACAGATAATCAGACGAGTGATAGTGGTAATTTTTATCAGATGACTGATTATAGTGGTGGTCCATTGAACTCTGTTTATATTACCGCAGGGTCTGATGGTGCTGCTTTCAGATTACACGACAACTACATAAAGAACACCGAGTATAATGGTGTTAGTTATACGGCTTGGCAGGGTGATGGTCCTTATAGTGGTGGTAAAATGTTTTTTGTATTTGATACAGATGGAGGGGGCTATAGATATTATATTACAAGCCCATTAGGGACAAATACAAATCCAATATATGGTGGTGATTATTCTGGTGGTTTATCCTTATCTTACCCCAATGGTTTAGCCCAACCAATTATTAAGAATGGTGTGGGTTATCCACCATTAGACCTTTATAGTGGTAATAGTTTTGAGGGTAGGTTTATTATAGAATACATCGGACAAGAATGTGATACTATCACACCGACCCCAACGATATCACAGGGATACTTACCAACACCTACGCCAACACCGACATCAAGTATGACCCCAACGCCAAGTATTACTCCAACACATAGTCAGACCCCAACACCGACTATTACACCAACGATTACTCCATCACCAACGAATTGTAGTTGTTTGGAGTATGAGGTAAATAACACCTCCGAGTTTACACAAGACACCATTGGGTGGCTGGATTGTAATCAACAATCCCAAGAACAAACTTTAGCACCAGGAACGATATTGAGGATATGTGCCTGTGCGGGTTCAGTGGAGAGTAGAGGAGGAGTTAGCACGATTACCTTAATAGGTTCGTGTGGTCTTACACCAACACCTACACCAACTCAATCCATCACTCCTACACCATCCCAAGTTTATGCGTATAGATACGAGGTATCAAATTGTGATGACGCAACAGATGTAAGGACATTCTGGTCTGATGACTTTTATGCTGTCGGTAAGGTGGTAAAGGGGTATAATGATGTGGATAAATGTTTTGAGATTGTTGGTTCATCAACTTTAACCCCTACGGATGAGGTCGCAAACTCATATATCAGTTGCGGCAGTTGTCCTCGTTAAAACTATTTATAGATTATGATTGTATTAAACATAGGTCAAAATAACGAGGTTTACGAACCTGCGAGTAGAAACAAGGAATTACAAAACCCTACATATTTGTTTTCCTTTTATCATAAGTTAAGCGGTCAGGTATGGAGAGCAATTCCCTATGTCGGGGATTGGACTGCTGATTATACTTCAAGGTTTGATACATTTTATATCAATATTGATTATACTATACCTCAATCACTGACGGGTAATACAACGACAAGTTCAACGAATATCCATCTGATTGAGGGTGATTATTGGATTTCAATATACGAACAATTCTCCACCACTAACCTTGACCCTTCTAAAAGTTTCAATAAGGTAATTGAGACATTTGGTTATGTTGTCCCTGAAACTACAACAAATCCAACTTATGAAGGAGATAATTATGAATATAAGATATACGAACAATGATAGAAAATGTAAGTTTTTCAAGTGAGGACATCTACAAGTTTGAGGAGAAGGTAATGACCTCAAAGGATTGGGTTATGGCAGGACCTAAAGATGACTTTTTTGATTTCCTTTATGATATGGTAGATTACTCACCAATTCATAATGTATGCCTCCGTAGTAAGACCGATAATGTCGTGGGACAGGGTTTTACCCGTGAATACCAAATGAATAAAACAGAGGACATCAATGACCTATTTAGAAAAATCAGTTTTGAGTTTCTAACAACGGGTAATGTATTCCTTGAGTGTGTTTGGGCTAATGATAGAACACAAGGTATCAAATCCGTATATTTTATTCCATCAAAGTATATGAGGGTCGGTAAAACCGATTTCGTGTATGAGGAGCCAAATAAGTATTACTATTCAGAGGACTTTGGTAAGAAAGGTTCAGTTATTGAGTTTGCTGCTTTGGACCCAACAAACTTTACAGACAGACAAGTTTATCATATCAAGGCATATTCACCAGGATACAACTACTATGGTCTACCATCGTATATGTCGGTTATCAACGATGTAAGGTTGAACCACGACATATCTATCCACCACTTATCAAATATTCAGAATGGTGCTACTCCGTCTTTGTGGGTCAACTTTAGAAACTCACAACCTGGTTCAGAGAAAGAACAAAGAGACATCAAAAGGAAACTACAGGAATTATACACGGGACCTGAAGCGGCTGGTAAAATCATTGTATCGTTCAGTGAGCCAGATAACGGACCTGAAATTACAACTCTGAACCCTACAACAAACGATAACTACTATAGTGGTATCTTTGATAGCGTCCAAAAACAAATCTTATCGGGCCACAAAATCACCTCACCGAGTTTGATTGGACTACCTGACCCAAGTGGTTTGGCATCACAAGCAGAACAGATACAGACATCGTTTGGTGTATTCTTAAACACGACCATCAAACCGATACAGAACGAACTAATTTCTAATCTTTATCCAATCATCAAATTGATGAACCCTGATGAGGAGGTTGATTTAGAGATAATCCAAAACAATATATTAGCACAATAATATGGCACAAGTATATTTCATTTCAGAAACCAAATTGAAGGACTACACCAGTATCAATGATAATGTTGATAGTGGGACATTAAGACAGGCAATCAGAACGGCACAACTAATCAACTTACAAGAGACATTGGGGACATCCCTATACAATGAGTTAGTGGATTTAGTAGATACGGGTGATATTACGGGAGCGACGAACTCAAATTACCGCACACTATTGGATGATTATGTTGTGGATGTTGTTATCCAATATTCGTTATTCTACGCATTGGATGATTTCATTTACAAGTTTATGAATGTAGGATTGGTTCAAGGTTTTTCAGAACAAGGTTCGTCATTGGATATTTCAACATTTAAGATGATTAAGAATAGTGCCCGTGATAGAGCAGAGTTTTTTGATAATAGGTTAAGAGAGCACTTATTCAACAATGAAAATCTATACCCTGCGTATAAGACCTCAACGACTGACGGGACTTTACCAGGAGCAAACACAGATGGTATCATATCATCTATTGTATTGGATACTCCGATGTATAGTAAGGACTACGACCCTACTTGTTGTAAAGATTACCCATATAAAGCAAAGTATCAAGTTGGAAAGTGAGGACAGAGGTGAAAACATTTGTAATGGATAGAGTTTTGATGATGAATATGGGAGCCATAGCGTTCTCATTTACCGATGTGGAGATGGTCCTACGAGTTATTGCCTTATTGGCATCCATAACTTATACCTTGATTAAGATTAAGGATAGGAACAAGAACAACTAAATTAAAAATTATTCCCCTTTATGGGGATTTTTTTTTGGGTATTGTTTGGCAGTTCAGAAAATTGGTGTATCTTTGTATAACAATTAAGGAATTAAACAACAATAACAATGAAAGAAACAAAAACACCAACACCACAAATCACATTCAACCAATATTCACTAAACACCTTTGACCTTATGTTAGATAAGTTTTTGGGATACAAATACGAAGGGACTTTGTTTGACGAACTTTGGGTCTACAGAAAATCACCAAAAGAAAGTATTACTCTACAAGTAGGTAATGGTGGTTTGATGTTCGTATCCATAGACAGAAAAGATGATAATGGCAGAACAATTCCAAGTTTTATCAACATCACAGAAGCAAAAAATGTTGCTGAACTTTACAAACTAATTGAAACAACACTAAAAAAAATGAAATAATATTTGGAGGATAGAAATATCCTCCTTATATTTGTCCTATCAATAACAAATTAAACAACAAGACAATGACTGAAATTAAAATCAACGACAAAGTAGAGTTCATCGTAGGTAATAACATCAAAGGTATGACTGGTGTAATAGAGGAAATCAATGATGATGAGTATGTAGTTCACTTGGATAACTCACCACTATTCATCAAGCATGTTTCCGCAAAATTAGAAGACATCAAAAAAATCAAATAATAAAAACATAAGCAATGAATAAGACAACAAAGAAAAGGTTATTAGAAATCTGTTTTGAGGAAAGTGAAAAATATACAGATTTAGTATGGTTCGCTCGTGTAAAAGAGGAAAACCTACAAATTGAAGCAGTAGTGAAATCCTATTTAAGAGTAATGGCTAATTATCCGTTTGAGGTTGACCTATTACAGGAGGAGAGTTTAGGTGATTTCCACCACGGCTTTAATTCAGGTTGTTTGGCAGCATTCAGATATATGATTACTTGTATGAGTGAAGGTGAGGTTGAAGCCATTGAGATGTTCCCTGAATTAGATACTTAATAATTTGACTATATCACTGGTGTTTCTTACCATTTATTTAATAAATTAAAAATATACATTATGCCGAAAAAGAATTGGAAAGCAGTTGTGAAAGCAACTTTAGAAAACTACCCTGAAACACGGGAGAACAACCAAGCCCTATGGGTTCGTATAACGGACCAAATCTGTAGAGATAAGGGTTGGACCACAAAAGATGAAATCTTTTATCACACCTTATTGGAGGACCTACCAAGTCAACATTCACTGGTCGCAGATGCCAGTATTGTTAAAAGAGAAAACACTGAATTGATGCCGACATCAAAGTCGTATCAAAGAAAGATGGAGATACAAGGTGAGTATATCAACGAATGGAATAATAAAATAGGATAAGATGAGTAGAACAAAAGAACAATCAATCGTATTTCAGAACCAATCACACCTCGTTCAGAAACATTTTGAGAATTGTAATATATGTCCGAGCCTTTTGGATATATGTTTAGGAACAGACCTTATGGTTAGATTTGCCACAGAAGGTTATAGTAGTGAACTTAAAGAAAGATTTAATGCCTACGAAAAATATATTTCGGAGCAATACAAAGGGTAATGGAGGAACAGATATTAGAAATGACTATCAGGTTATCCCGTGAGGAAGCCGAATTGAAATCAGGTAGACAGATACCCCTTGAGGAATGGCATTCCTTTTGGAAATGTTTTAAGGAGTATTACCTATTAGAACACGATGCCACCCTACAATGGATTGGTGAGGAGTGGGACGAACTGAAACACGACTATTAAAACCATCATTACGAAAATTGTTGTTTAATTGATAAATCCCAAGTTGATGGTCTTGGGATTTTTTTTTGCTCTAATGTTTGGTAGTTAAATCTGAACGCCGTATATTTGTCTTATCAAATTAAAACAACAACAATTATGTTTAAGCAAGAAGTAAAAAACCAAGACACTTACATCAAATACGACACATTATTAGATAGATTATCCGATACAAAAGGATACGATATTGATAATTGTTGTTCTCACCGCTCACTCAAAGTCCAAGACCTTACCAATTTTGATATCAACTTTGGTGTGGTATTCATCAAGTCAAGTTTGACTAACAACCCAATCCACAAAGCGAACTCTAAAATGTTCTTTGGTTATACACCAGTATGGTTGTGGCATGTTTGGAATGAGAATGATGATGTTATCTACGATAGTTTTGAGGCTCTTAAAAGTCGTTGTGATAATCCAAACTTGGATGTTGATAAACTCCACACCTCTTATGTAGATTGTCCTATCAATTTCCTACCTTGTTTAGAGAATAAAAATATTGAGGACACGGGTTATACCAGAAATATGGATAACACGATAAAGAATAGTATTGTGGGTATGAATTGGTTGGAGGGTAAACTCAAGGGTTTCACTCGTAAGATGAAAAAACCTGACCTTATCTACTTTGGTGGTATCTGCCTTGATGATACAGAATTAGGTATGGCTACGATGGGTGAGGAATACTTGAACTTTGTTTGTGATAGCCACGACTACCGATACGGATGGACTGGTGATACCCAAACACATATTGTAAAATAATTGAAAATATATTTGGCGGAGTAAAATCTCCGCCGTATATTTGATATATCAAAGAAACAGAAATACTAAAAACAACAATTATGAAATCACTTTATTCTACACTAACAAAACAAGAAACCACTGAACTACTAATGGATGTAATGGAACAATATGTAGGTTCATTGGAGGACCAAGAGGTTCAATACGAGGTTATCGTAAAGTTTTACGACATCAACGATGAGAAATACACCTTTAGTGGTATGACCCGTATGGAGGCTTACCAGTTCAACTCTGACCTACAGGGTATCTACAACAACTTGGTAATCACTGAAATGGTATAATAAGTTTGGCAGAATAAAAACTAATCCCTATATTTGTAGAACAATTAAATAACAAGACAATGAGTAAAATAGCACAACGATTAAGCAAATACGAAAACACAACATTCAAGTTTTATGAAACCGCACGACACGGATACCTACTTGTCCCAAATGAGATAATCTCTGATTTTGAGATTAGATTTACTATCACACCTTTTTCTTTTCAGACCAAAATAGATAAAAAAACTTGGGTTTATTTAGAGGAGGATTGTGATGCTGGAACATTCATAGAAGCATACAAGGCTTACTATGGTAAAGAACCAAAGATGATACAGAACGATAGGGTTTTGTGTCTTTAATAGAACATTAACCTTTAACACCAAAGAGAAATGAAGATTAAAGAATGGGCGAAAGCCTACAAAAAAGCGACTAACCCTAAAAAAATACCTTTGTGGCTTGTTCTTTTTGGGAGTCAAGAAGATGTGTTTGCCTTTTTTGATAAAAGGCTAAAGGAAGAACTTAACACAAAAGAGAAATGAAAAAATTAGGAGAAAAACATAGAAATGTTTTGGCATAATAAAAACAAACCCAGTGGTGGTGGGGTAAAGACAACCACGCATGTTTAATAAATTAGGGGGATGGTTTGGCTGTCTCCCTTTTTTTATTTATCTTTGGTGTATGAAAACATTTAAGGACTTTTTCAATAACAAACAGAGATACACCGACATCGTTGATGGTGAGGGTAATGTTATCCGTAAGGGTGATGTTATGTCTAACAATAACCCAACGACCAGAACAACCCTTGATACCTTATACAAAGGTGGTGAGTTGGAGTTGAATATTGAAAAGTTTGAGTATACAGAGTGTGGATACTCCAAGATAAAACAATACAGACGATTACAAGGGGGATATAGACCACAACAGGTGATAAGATATAGATATACCTATACTGAAGGGAGAAAGCGTCTTACATCAAAGGATTTCAAGTCATTGAGAGATTTGATTATAGATATGAGACAAAAAACCTCTGAAGTGAAAATGGGAGTAAACACAACAGAGGTTATTGAAACTGATAATCAGTTATTGATAAGGTAATAATAAATATATTACCTTTTGTTATATTTTGTAGCCATCCTTTCCTCAAATTGTTTGTGGACTGGGTTATCCTTATTGTATAGTTCATATCCCATAATGGTTAGTATTTCCTCGGCTACTACCCTAAACTTTTCATCAGCATCCTCCAAAGTATTTATACGACCATCCAACCGATGCTTATTACGGCATATTTTACAAGTTGCGTCATGCCCGTCTGAACTGGCTGTCCTTTTATGGAAATCAGTATAGGGTTTTTCTTGTTCGCACTTATTACATTTTTTCTTTTCCATACTTCTTTTCCATTCGTTGGATAAATTGTTTATGTATATCCTTACTTAAATCATAACCCATTGCTTCCAAAAATCTATCCTTTGCTTCCTCATCACTTTCAGAAACAAATACCAATTTGATATGCTCCAGTCCATCGTTGGGGTCAATGTTGTTAGCCTCATTATACTTCTGCTTCCTGTGCTCTTTACAGATGTAATATTTACCAAAGGGTCTATTCTTATCCTCGTTGAACTCATACTCTGGTTTATACCCATCGCACATAGAGCAATAGTATAACCATCCTTCATCTGATATAATCCGTTTTTGTGGTTTGCGTTTCCTTCCCATTTAGTAAAAAAAAGAGGGTGAGACAAAAGAATGAATAACATTAGCGAAATCCTTGTATGTAAAAAAAAAACTTAAAATGACTGCCTCACCCTCAATGTATAAATATAGTGATTATCTAAAAAATGCTTATCAATTCCTCAATATCTTTTTTAGTTAGTTTATTTCCTTCAGTATCAAGGAATGTATATCCGTTGGATAAACCATACCTCAAAGTTTCCTCATCAGTATAGTTATCCACTTGTATAGTAATATTATTATCTATCTTATTACTATTATTATTATCTATCTTATTATCTATCTTATTGTGGCTCATATTGACCTGGTTATCTGGCTCACCTTGAGCCACTTGAGGTTCAGATTGAGCCAGTTGTGGCTCTATATGAGCCAGTTGACTATTCACTCTAATGTGCCTTGAACGACCATTAGGATTGGTGATAATGATTTTATTATCGGTGTGTAATTCCTTCAACGACCTTTTCACTGATGATAAACTCATACCGAGTAAATCAGATATAAACCCATTTGATGCGTAGGTCCCTTCAGGTCCCCATCCAACGATGTAAGAGAATACAAGGTTAGTCATTGGACCAAATCCGTAATTGATGTATTTTGTAAAATTATCCATTCCCATTTGTTTTTCTAATAAATATAGTGTAAACCATAAAAGTAGTCAAATCAACATTTTTTTTTTACTATACAAACTTTTCGGAATATTGTTATATTTATTAAAAAAACAATTAGTTATGATAGGAGCATGGAAACTCACGGAGGATGATGTAAAAATCATCAAAGATTTATTACAACAGGGTAAGACCCATCAATCAATCGCAGACCTATTTGGGGTATCAAGGGAACACATTACCAAGATAAATCAAGGTCAAAGATGGAATGAAGCGGAAAGGAGTTTTGAGATGAAAGAACAACGACAAGGACCAAAGAGGTCTAATGACTTTAGAGAGTTCACAGATAAACCACAAATCAGTTATCAAAAGATTGAATTGGTGAACGACAACGAAGCGTTGGATTTGGACCAAAAGTATTACCTAATCAAGTTCATTGAAAGTTTAACTGGTAAAAAAATCAAAAAGATGATTGTAGAGTTTTAGTATTTATCTATATGAGGATACTAAAGGACATCATAGATAAGTTAGAAGGACTTGACCCTGACTTGGATTACTTCCAACATTCAGTAAAGGACAGAGACCGACTTGCGAGTGTATTGTGGGATGAAGTATATGGTAAACCATATCTGAACGATATGAAAACATCAAGGAGGACCAAACCCCTTGAAGCCCACTATGATATCTTGGTATACCTGATAGGAATACTCTACGATTTTGAGGGTGATGATGAATACGAATTATGTGATGTGGTCCACAGGCTCATCAACATAACGGAGGATAAAATAAAAACATTGAATAGATATTATGCCGATACCGACAAAAAGACCAAATGAGAATACAGAAGCATTCCTAACAAGATGTATGGGAAACTCAACGATGGTAAGTGAATACCCTGATACATCACAAAGATATGCTGTATGTATTTCCAAGTCCCGTGAGGTGAACTTAAAGAAATGATAAACAAACCAATAAACCTAACCCCTCAATTAAAAAACCTCGTGGACGAAACAATCCGTATCGTCCTTGAGGATAGTTTGATTACGGAAAGAGAATTGCCCTACTTAAGAAGGTTATACAAAGCGATATACCAAGTAGAAGCATCAGACAACACAATAGTCAAAGACCTCAAAGAGTTGGGTGGTTGGACGATAAAAGATGTAAGTAAGTAATGGGTTGTAATTGTAAAGGAACAACGAAAGGAATAGCGAACAGAGCACAAGAAAGGTGGTTGGTCCAAGACATCTATAATCAGTATGTAGATATCATTGGTGATAAGTCCATACAATACTTCACAACGGAGCAAAGACAACAAGTGAGGTATTGGTATTACCAAGCCTATCCAAACTCCGTAGAGGTAGATTACAAGAAGGCTGACTACGAATTGAATAAACTATTTGATTACCACAAACTACGATGAAAACAGGAAGGAAACCATTTAGTGTAGAATTACTCGTGGAAAGAGGAACATTCCCTGAAAATTGGAAAGAGGTAATTTTAGATTTAGGAAGGGAAGGAAAGAACAAGTTGGACTTTGCCGTTGAGTTGGGTATCGGTCGTAAAACACTATACCGATTGATGGATAGGTCTGACGAGTTTAGACGCACTATAAATGAAGCACTTGAACTATCAGAAAAATGGTTCATAGATGTGGCAAGAAAGAAATGGGGTGAGGAAGGAGCAAAAGGTCTTAACACTACCTTTATGAAATACTACCTACAGAATGTCTACAGGGATAGTGATTGGAAAGACGAACAACACATAGATGTTAAGACAGACGGAAACCCCATAAACAACATCAACGAAATTAAAGTAGATATCATAAAACCAAAAGACGATGAAGGTAAAAAGTAAGAATAAGACATACGAATACGACACCAAGATGATGGTGGTAAAAACCGATAGTAGAAATAAATTAAAACAAATGGCTCAAAGAGAAGGATTTACGATGATTGAGTTTGTAGACAAACTGATTGAAACCTATGAGGATACAAGCAACTGAAGTATTCGCAGATATTGATGAGGCAGTAAATCAGGGATACAGATACATTTTTTTAAGAGGGTCAACGAGGAGCGGAAAAACAATAGCATGCCTACAATATATTATCATAGAATGTCTTAAGACCCCAAACCTATCAGCGACAATAGCCCGTGCTACACAAGTATCATTAAAGAATACCATACTCGTAGATTTCAAGGATATAATGAACTCTATGGAAGTGTGGGATTGGGGAGTGTTTAACAAGGTAGATAATACCTACACATTCCCAAATAAAAGTGTGATTAGGTTTGTGGGGATGGATGATACCACCTCAAGGTTAAAGGGGATGAAATCAGATATCGCAATGGTAGATGAGGTCAACTCCGTAGACATTGACCCTTACGAGCAATTGAATATCCGTTTATCTAAATGGGTATTGTGTCCGTATAACCCTGAACTCACACCAGACCATTGGATACTCAAGTATGAGGAAAGGGAGGATGCGAAATTACTTATTTCTAATTGGAGACAAAATAGTTTCTTGGATGAAAGGACAAGGAAAGCAATTAGAGACCTCAAACTCACCAACCCTGATTTGTATGAGATTTATTCAGAAGGAAGGATTGTTGAACCAAGAGAGAAAATCTTTACAGAGGTCCAAACTTACACACAAGCACCAGAAACTAAACAGGTATACTACGGGATTGACTATGGTTATAGTTCAGACCCTTCAGCCGTCATCAAGGTATCCGTAGATGGTAAGACCCTATATTGTGAGGAGGTCCTATACGAGAAGGGTTTAACCAACCAAGATTTAGCCCACCTAATCAAAACAGAAGGTATCACAAGGGACGATGCGGTGGTGGCTGATAGTAGTGAACCAAAGAGTATCCAAGAGTTAAACAGGGAAGGTCTACGAGTGGTAGGAGTAAAAAAAGGTTCAGGGTCAATTCTTTATGGTATCCAAAAAATGAAAAGTTTTAATATCCTTATCAAGGAGGATAGTGAAAACCTAATCAGGGAATGGAACAACTACAAGTTTAAGAAAGACAGAAGTGGGAACATTACCAACATTCCAATAGGGGACGACCACGCATTGGACGCATTAAGGTATGTCGTATTACAATTTTTAGACAACCTGATAAACAGAGGAAAATACATAATAGTATGATAGAATTAAAAGTAGGAAAAAAAGACATCACACTACCTGAACGACTGACGATTAGACAATATCAAAAGTTGAGGGAAATAGATGCGGCATCAGACCCTGTAGGTTTTGTTAGAGCCATCACCGATTTGGAAGTGGATGAAATCAAATACGCTAATAAGAAGGATATGGACTTTGTTTTTCACTTTTTGGTGGAGAAGTATTTGGGAGGTGGTGATAAACGATTACAGACCAAGATAGAGGTTGATGGAGTGGAGTATGGATTGATGAGCCAGATAACAACCCTGAACTTTGGTGGATGGGTGGACCTTGAGTTTCTAACCACCGATGGTGTTGAAAAGAATATGAATAAGATTATGGCACTTATGTATAGACCCATCACCAAGAAAACAGATAAGGGATTTGAGATTGAGGAATACGAACACGATACAATGTTGGAAAGAGCAGAGTTATTTATGGACCTACCCGTAGATTACTTTTGGGGTGTTTCCAATTTTTTTTTCAATCTCGTCAAAGCATATACAGAAAGTATGAAGGCTTCTTTGGAGTATCAGAGGACGAAGGAGAAGGCGTTGACGAGGTTGAGGATGATAAACCCTCTGACCCACCTATCCAAATTGTATCAAGGTTTTACTGGTCTTGCCTTATGTCGTTATGTAAAGAGGACATTACAAAGGTGGAAAAAATAAACAAACAATCACTCGTCCTATGTCTAAACTATTTATCAATGATAAAAGATAGAAACGAGGCTGAAAGACGAGAGATTGAAAAGATGAAAAACAAAACACGCAGGTAATGGAGCAAGATATAACATATAAAAAACTCATTGATAAATTAAGGGATTTCGCCAATAGACATCCTAATATCAATTCATTTGGGTTTGGTAATTTAGTAGATTTTGGTAAGGATGTGGAAAACACAGCACCCCTTTATCCATTACTCTTTGTGGTGCCAGGTCCCATAACTTACGAACAGAATAGTTCACTATTTTCATTTCAGATATTCTTTGCTGATAGATTGAACGATGACCTTGAAGGGGCAGTATCCATCATATCACAGATGTCTATGATATCAAGGGACCTAATGTCTTTATTCAAGTTGAATGAGGACTTTATGTATTTCGCAGAGATTGATGATACCTTATCATCACAACCTTTCCAAGAAAGATTTAACGATGTCCTTGCGGGAGTGGCAACGACATTCAATTTTAGGGTAAGTGATTACCTTGAGGTATGTGAGTTAAACCCAATCATTGAGGGACTTACTTTAGATATCCGATACAAAGCATTTAACGCATCATCATCTTTATACACTTGGGATGAATATTACCCTAAAGCGTATATCCAAAACTTGGAGACAGGTGATATTGAAACATTGGTAAATCAATTTGTATGGGACGGACAGAAAGACGAATGTGGTAATCCAATGAATGTGGAAAGTCAAGTTTACAAAATGCCTATACAAACAGGTTCAACTTGGGCTGGATTTAAGACATATTTGGACCCACAAGAAGTGGAGGATTTGGGATATGGTTTTGGTTCACCAGTCAATACTGACCCAACAATCACAGGTAGAACATATACAAACATCAGACAAGGGTTTATCCCACCATTCTATTCTGTTGATATTTTAGAACATTATTCAGATGGTAGTGAAATATCAACAACAAGTAATCTACTGAAGGACAATGTAAATCAATTCTATATTTCTCTTACGGGTAATTCATCGTCTGAATATCAGAACGGAGAAACTTATGTTTCAGGGTCTACATTCCAAGAGGCATGTGATAACTACTACGCAGGTGCTACAGAATACATAAGATTATACTTCAAGGCTGATGGTAGAAATTGGTGGCAAAATACGGGAACAACTTATACTTATTCAACAGAGAAATGTTCTTTAATACCATCGGATACTGATTTCTTTATAGCAAAGAATACGGGTAGTGGAATTGCTGTTGCTTCGGCATCAACGGAAGGTAATATTGTTTACTACGATACTTGTATCCCACCAACTCCTACACCGACACCTACTTCGTCAATTACACCTACACCAACAATTACACCTACACAAACGGCTACACCAACTCTTACACCTACACAAACGGCTACTCCAACATTAACACCTACATTGACCCCAACGGGAACACAGACACCTACACCGACAATCACTCCGACAAATACAATCACTCCAACACCGAGTATAACTCCAACGATAACACCATCACCATCAGAGATAATCACATTTAGATTATTGGCAGAAAATAGTGATACAATAATAACAGAGGGTAATGACCCAATTAGAACAGAACAAAATTAAAATATAATATTATGGCAGACATAAAAATCTCACAATTAAATCAAGCGGTTGATTACACACTTAACGATGTAATTGCCATAGTTGATAGTGGTTTCGCAGAAACTAAAAAAATAAACTTAAACGATATATTACGAAACACTAATAATATTGTAGAAAGTGGCACATTTACAAATGCTATTTCAATAGCGGCAGATGGTTTTGGTGCTAATTTCCAATCTATTAGGGGGAGTTCAACCACATCGGCAGTTGTTGCGGGTATGGAATGTTATATTGATAACGGACAAAATGCGTTTATCGGTGGGGCACAAGGTTCAAGTATCCAAGCGGGAGCCGCAGGTCATAACGCAATAGCAGGTTGTGATGGTGTAAGTATTACGGGTGGATACAATCACTTTATCGGTGGTTCGTATAACGGACCTTCTATCGTAGGTGGTGAGGAATGTGTAATTCTTGCTTCCGTTGGTGGAACACAAGTGAGCGGTAATAGAAATGCGGCAATTGCTACACAAGGTTTCGTCATCGGTGGTAATAGTGAAAAAGCCGCTGGTGTTGGAGCAGAAGCAGGTGGTTGGAATGGTCCAAGATATTCTTTCGCTGGTGGTGGTTATTCCTTAAATTGTAATAACGATGGTGGAAACGACCACGCAGCATTAGCATACAACGGACTTACTTTTGACGGAACCAACAAAGGTGGTTATTTATACAAGGTATTAGGTGGGGCAGTCCAAAACGGGACAATAGAAAACGACATCTGTGCGTTGATTGCGGCATCGGGTAGAACGACAATATACGACCAAACATTACATACCGACAACTTATATTCTTGGGGTCGTATCCAAAGTGCTACAAATGTATCAACAACAATATCAAACGAACAATTCTTAACGGGTGGTTTAGGTATGGTTCAATACACAGATGTATCTGCGGGAAACCTTAACCTTAAAATCAACGATGTTAGAAATGGTGAGGTATACCATTGGGTAATAGATAACCAAACAGGTGGTAGTGTATCAATCAATTCAACGGCAACTAATACTGGATTTACAATCACAGATAACTCGTCTAATTCATTAACGACTGGACCACACATCTTTACTATTGTAGTTGTAAATAATAAAATCATTATTGAAGGAACACACTAATAGAATATGTTTGACGAGATAGCAAATATGATGGTTGAAAATGTCCGCTACTACCTCAAGCAGGGGTGGCAGAGTAAAGGATATGGAGGGTCCCCAAATAAGATAGGGATTGGACCAAAGATTGCTACATCGGACCTATACAACTACATTACTCCACAAGTAGAATACGACGCTAACGGGTTCCCTGAAAGTTTCGTAATCATAATGGAGGACTACTGGTATTTCGTAGACGAGGGTAGGAAACCTGGTAAGTTTCCACCTGTTATGGCAATACGAAATTGGATATTGGATAAACCCGTATCCTTCAGACCAATAAACGGAAAGATACCTTCACTAAAACAACAGACCTATTTGATTGGTCGTAGTATCGCAAAGAAAGGAACGGCAGGGACTAACTTTACAGAGTTGGCACTTGAGAAAACTTTGGAGGATGCGATAGACAAGTTTGGTGAAGCATTCGCAGAACAGATAGAGGAGTTTTTAGACCTCCGTATCTTTACTGGTAGAGACCAAGCAGATTTAATACTATAATGGCTATTACAATAGAAAGACAACCTGAAGCACTACAACCCTCAATGACGGACGGGTTGTTTTATACATTAAGTTCAACGAAATCAGACCAAATTAAATACAGATATGTATTTGAGGTTTATGTGAACGGAACAAGAGTATTCACTGGTAAATCAACACCTAACCCTGAAGGTTTGGGAGTGATAGACATTAGTGATATTATACAGACATACGCTAATTCATCCGTTGAAATCAACGATGCTATTAGTTCACAATACATTCATCAAACAGAAAGATTTTCAACCTTTGATAAGACAGAGGTTATCAACTATTATGTGATACTTGGTGAGGAATACGCAGCAGACACAAACTCTGCGGTAATAACATATCGTGGTATTGATGATGTGGCGGGTAATCCAGCATTACAATCACAAACTAAAAAATCATTCAACGGGACTTACCCAACAAACATCTATGGTAATAGACAAGATTTTGTGAATACCCCTTATGTGTTAAACACAACACCAACACAATACCAACAAGGATTATTCTTAACCAACTCACCTCGTATTGTTGATGTGGGTATCAACGACAGACACACTTTATCATTCTTTAACTACGAGTTGGGTGATGACCTTATATCTTATGGATATCAGGTTGAATACACCTTCTACGATGACGCTGGTGTCCTTATTTCATCTGCGACATTAGATAACATTACCACGAATGGTGGAGGTCCTCTAACGGGACTTACGGGGTTAGGATATGATGAGTTAGGTATTATCCCTTCAGCATATACTTACAATGTTGTGAATGTGGCATCGGGTCCATACAATGTGGAACAGAGTATTGGATTACCAACAGGGACAAAATATTATGAGGTTAAACTAAAAGGTAAAAACCAATCATCATCGGTAGGATGTCCTACAGGTTATTTGGCAGGTTATGCCGAGAGTTGTGGGTTTGGATATCAGATACCCGTTTGTTATCCAACGGGTGAGACCTCAACAAGATACTATTGGCCCAGTGGTATTTCCCAATGGAGCCCTGATTGTTTCTTTTTAGCAGCATCGGGTGGACCTGGTGGTGAGGCATTCACGGGAGGAACAAATTACGGAACGGATTGTGGTGCCTGTTATGATGTTGAGTTTGGTGGATTACCTGAAAGTCCACCTAATGTTATTGAGACGAGTGGTTCACCAATCACCTCATTGACGGCAATATCAGAGACCTTCCAATTTAACATTGAATACGATTGTGATTATTGGAACAACAAACAACTCGTATGGAAAAACAGATACGGAGCGTTTGACTATTACAAGTTCACTCGTAGAAAAGGTGAGGGTCTAAATATTGAAAGACAGACCTACAAACAATCACCAGTATCGTGGGGTTCATCAAACCCTGAAAAGACAAGGATTAGTAGAGGTCTAACGGACTTTAATGTATCCATTGATGAAACGCATGTAATCAACACAGGGTTTGTAAATCAAGCCACGATGGTATGGTTAGAGGAATGTTATACATCACCAGAGGTTTACTTAATTGAAACTGATGGGACCTTATTTCCAATCAACATTACCTCAACGGATTACATTAGAAAGAACAAAGGTAATAGAGAGATTGTAAACTTGGAATTGACTTACACATATTCTAACAACATTAAATTGATATGATGAAAACAAGGTTGAAAATAAAACCCGATAGTGAGTGGTTGGGTTTGGACTTATATGACGACCTACCTATTTCAGTTGTAATATCCCAAGAGGACATTACAGAGTTGGGTAGTTCATCTTACAAATACTCAAAGACATTTACCCTACCAGGGACTAAAAACAACAATCAGATATTCAGTGGTTTCTACTCTGTGGTGGGTATTGATTTTGATGCTCTTACCAAGATTGAGTGTGTGGTAGAAAATGGTGGTGCTGTTATCTTTGAGGGTTTCCTTCGTCTGAATGCTGTTATCCATACGGGTGATTACCTTGAGTATGAGGTATACATCCTTACCGAGTTATCTGACTTTAGTTCAGAGATACAAGGGTTGAACCTTGACGACCTTGACTACCAAGATTTGGACCACGACAATGATTACAGAAACATCACCACATCGTGGAGTTATACGGGTGGGACATCGGGTCTATTCAACGGACAGATACTTTATCCCCTATACAATTATGGTCTTATCTACGATAGTAATGATAACCCATCGTTTACCTTTTCATTGAGTGGTGATAGTTCATTCAGTGGAGCATCCAACGCAGTGCCAGAGGAATACTTTAAGCCCTCAATCCAACTCAAGTCAGTATTGGATAGGGTATTTTCCGCAACATCATATACTTACGAAAGTGAGTTTTTCAATACTGACTATTTCAAGTCGTTGTATATGTCCTTATCCAACACAGACAACATTGGTATTACAAGGGAGGACGAGGACACAGAGAACAGAAACAAGTTCAAGGTCTATGGTCCTAACACTGCCTATTTGTGGAATGTGAATGATAAGAGAAAACCATTAGTATTTAATACCTTTGACCCTGATGGTTATGACCCATTGAATATGTTTACATTGGATAATGATTACCCATCTACGAGTAGCCCTGATGATTACCAAAATTATTACAATGTCCCAACATCGGGTGATTACTATTTCAACTTAAAGTTTTCGTATAAGCAGGTTTTATCATCATACGCACCTACCTATTTCCGTATCAAGGCTTACAAATCTACGACCCCTAACAACATAGATGTAAACGGAACACTATTTTATCAAACACCTGGTTCAGGGTATGCGGCAATTCAAGGTGGATACCAAGATGCTAATGTATTCTTTTCAGGTGGTTCGTTAAATGCGAATGAGTATGTCGGATTATACCTTGAGATTATTGATAGTGCTGGTGCTCCAACAGGTGGTGTATATTTTATTGGTTATCAAACACAAGGGACCCCGATGTGGGATTTATACACCTCACCATCATTACAGGGAACGAGTAATGTAAGTGTAAGATTACAGATGCCAGATATTTCAGTATCCGATTATTTCAATTCGTTGGTTAAGATGTTTAACCTTACCATTCAGAAGGACGAGGTGGATAAGGTATTGAGAATTGAGCCTTGGAATACTTACTACAACGACACGGATAGGGTTAAAAAGGATTGGACCCAAAAGATAGATTTTGATAGTAGTTTCCGTGTTGAACCTTTGGATTTCAATTTATCTAAAGATGTAATATGGACCTATGAAAGTGCGGGTGATGAGGTATTGGGAAAATACTACGAGGATAATTTCAACAACATCTTTGGAAACAAGGTATACACCGCATCCTCAAACATCCTAACGGGAGAACAGGAGTTGTCTATACCCTACAGACCATTCCCAACGAATACAATACCAGGAAGTGATTATGTGATTATGGGAAGGACTTGTAAGGTTGATGATAACGGGTTGGAGAAACCTGTAGCAGGAGACCCTCACATATTCTTTTGGGTAGGTAATAGATTTATGTATAAGAACGACAATGGTTCAGGTCAAGGTAGTTGGTATATGGGTAGTGGTGGAACACAAGTAGAATGGAATACATACCCCGCAGTCAATCACCTATCCACTCTAAACGATGTTGATAATACAGATTTTTCTGACCTCAACTTTAGAAACTATTGGGATTTCTTTATCAACAACAATGATGTGGTAAACCCATATAGTTCATTCAACCTATATTCAGCATGGTGGCAGGAATACATTGAAAACTTATACTCCAATGAAGCCAGAAGGTTAGAAGGTAGATTTTACCTTGAACCTAAAGATATCGGTGAAATTAAGTTAAATGATAAGATATTCATTAAGGACAATTTTTGGAGGATTGAAAAGATTGAGGACGCAGACCTTGTAAATCCAAAGTTGACGGAGGTATCCTTACTCAAGGAGATTACGGGTTTCTACGATAAACAACCACCAGCACCCGATTACACCCTTAACCCTACACCTAACCAATCTTACCCTTCACCATCACCAAATGTGTTGTCTTGGTATTTTGAGAACCTATTGGGGTCATATAGTATCAACATCACTGAACCTAACTTACAAGTGAGACAACTAAACCCACCAGCAACATTGGTGAATACCTCTGCTATGGGTAGTGGGTCTGTCGGTTTCTACAATAATAATTTGAGAATTATTGCGACATTCACTTATAGAAATTATGGTGGTTCAATAAACAATATACAACTAACATTTGGTTCAAGTAGTGGGGATGATAGTTATGGAGTATTACAGATACCACAACCAGGTGATAATGTTTCTTACGAATTAGACATCACAAGGTATTTCCCTGCGAGTGGTAATCTATACGCAACAATATCCACCTACTAATATTAGTATTTATAGTTATGGCAAGAGAAGTAGCAATTAAGTTAAAAGTTGATGGAACGGACCAAGCGGTTAAGAGCATTGACGATTTAGAAGCAGCAGTAGAACAATTAAGAGGAAAACTCAAAGGGACTGAAATAGGTTCACAAGAGTTTAAGAAATTATCTGGTGAACTACAGAATGCTGAAAGTAAATTAAAGACCTTAAACAAGTCGTTTGAGGGATTAGAGCCACAAGCCAAAGCAGAAGCATTTGTAAAGTTAGGTGAGGGTATTGCTGGTTCGTTTGCCATTGCTACCGCAGCCCTCACCGCTTTTGGTGTGGATAGTGAGGAGGTTGCCGAAGCCCAACTGGCAGTCAGTCAAGCACTCACAGCGGCTATCGGGTTCAGACAGATTGCTGAAGCGGGACTACAAGCCCAAGTGGTTGCTACGACCATATCACAGAAAGCGTATAACCTTGCGGCTGCTGCGGGTAATGCGACTACCAAAGCATTCTATACAACTATTGCGGCTAACCCTATTGGGGCAGTTGTGGTAGCCGTTGCCGCACTCGCTGCTGGTATCTATGCGTTGATAAAATCACAAGAGGAACAGATTGACGCCCAAGAGGAGGTCAATAAGGCAATAGAGAAAGCAGAAGTAGATGCCGCAGGATACGGAACAGAATTGTTAGCATTACAAAAGACCATCAATGATGGTAATGCCAGTTTGGATGATAGACAACTCGCTCTGAATAGGTTAAAAACAATACTCCCTGAAGTAGAGGATGCTGAATTGGATAATGAGGACGCATTGAAAAAGGTAAACAAGGCGATTGAAAGAAACATTCAACTATCTATCGCTCAAGCAAAAACAGAAGGTCTAAAACAATTCATCGTCGCAAAGACCAAAGAATTGATAGAACAACAAAATACCTCATTAGACGATAATTTAAGTTTTTGGGAGGAAGCGGGTAATTACTTACTATATGGATACAACCCCGTGAGTGTTGCTGTTGCCAATTCAACTACTGCGATAACTAACTCATTAGAGAAACAAAATGATATACAAAAACAAATCACTGCTGCGACAAAGGAATATGAAAAGGCGTTAAGAGCAGAATTAGAGGTTCAACAAGATGTTGATGAAGGGCGTGAGGACGCTGCTAAACGATTGAAAACACAAACGGAAAATACCAAGAAAGCCGAAAAGGCACTACAAGATTTGTTAAGACAAAGGGAGGAGAATGTTAAGAGGTTGATTACTAATATCCAAGAATTGGGACAAGCCCTAAACTTTAATTATGGTAGACCAAAGATTTTAACAGACCTTGAGGAGTTGAATAATCGTCTTATCGCATTACAAAAGGGAGACCCTACATTTGCTGAAGCGGTCAAAGAAACTTTTGGTGTTATTGTTAAAGGTGCTGCCGATGTCTTTGGAACACAATACGATGAGTTCAGGGAAAGATTATCAAAGTCAGCACTTCAAGGCACAAAGGAGTTAGGTAAGACCATTGGGGACATTACCCGTGAAGCGGCTAATTTAGTCCAAGATGATAAAATTACCATTGAGGCATTCGTAGCATTACAAACTCTAACCAAAGAATACTCTAATTTCCAACAATTATTACTTGATACTCCACCTATTACCGATACATTGGGTGATGTAGGTTATTTCAACGCATTGAAATCACAACTAATCCAAACGGGTCAAGTCATATTTGATGAGGTGAATGGTAAAATTGTCTTATTAGACCAAACGACAAAAGGATACCAAGATGCGTTATTGAACGGGTCAGATGATTTGGCAGCAGTTGAAGCAAAAATACAGAAGGCGATATTTGATGGATTGATTGCTGAAGGTAAGACGGCTGATGAAGCCTTAAGGATTGCCGAGGTAAGAACAAAAGCCATCACCGAATTAGCATCGGCTATCGTAGTCCAAGAGGAACAGATTAGAGGTGTATTGTTTGAGAGCCAGAAACTCCAAGACAATTTAGCAGAAGGACAACTACAAGTCCTCAATACTACGAACGATGCGTATAAAAACTTTGTATTACAGAATACCGCATTATTGACGGATTACTACTCGGATATCTTACAAAAAGATGACGACTTGTTTGATAACCAATTCTACAATAGAACGGAGTTAGCAGAATTGGACGACACCCTTACTAAACTTGGTTTAGAAAACAGAAGGGGATACTTCATCCAAAGAAAGATTGACGCAGAGGATATATTTGACCTTGAGGTCTATTTGGCTCAACAGGGTGTATTCCTTGAGGATTTAACAGCGGAGGAAAAGATTGCTGTTATTGAAGCATTCTACGCAAAGAAAAAGGAATTAAGAGACAAAGACGCACAAGAGGATAAGGAAGCATCAGAGGGTCTTATTGAAGGTATTTCTGATGGTCTACAACAGGTGGCTCAAGTAGCACAGACGGGGGTTCAAGTATTCCGTGAGTATGTATCCACCCAACTTACTTTACTACAAGAGGAGGAGGAAAGAATATTAGACCAAATCGTTGGTGATAGTGAGGAAGCGAACCAAAAGAGACTTGAGGTCCAAGAGGAATATGAGGCACAAAGAAAAGAAATCACCAAACAGGGTCAGTTAGCACAATTACAACTTACCCGTATACAAGCGGTAGCCAATGTTGCCGAAGCGATAACCAAAGCGTTGGCTGAAGGACCTGTTATCGGTCAGATATTAGCAGGTATTACCGCAGCACTTGGTGTGGCTCAAGTGGGTATCGTATCCAGTCAAATCAATCAAGTTAGGTCGTTAGCACGAGGTGGTCTATTACAAGGTCCAACACACGAAAATAATGGTATCCCATTAGCGGGTGGTGGTGTCGTTGCTGAAGGTGGTGAGGCTGTTATCAACAGACGAGGTAGTATTGACTATCGTGGATTACTCAACGAGGTTTCTATTAGTAGTGGTGGTGCTCCGATGGTGGCTTCATCGTTTGATGACGAGAGATTGATTGAGGCAATCAACAAGACCAATAGAACACCAATCAAGGCGTATGTATTGGAACAAGATATAACCCGTAGTCAGAGTATAAACAAGAGGCTACAACAACTATCAAAAGTTTAACTATTTATAGATTATGATTAAGATTATTGATTTAGATATTGACGCATTCCTTTCAGGGGAAACTCGTATTGATGAAGTAGGATTTGTCTTTTCACCAGCGACGGAGGTTGATTGGGTTTACTTCAATTCAACAGAACAACAATTTGAGAGTTATGATGACTACCCAAAGGCGGCATCAGAAAACGCATGTAAGGTCTTAAGATGGATTGACGAACACGGAAGGGATGAGGTTGATGGAATGACCCCAACAGGGTTAGCCAGAGCAAATCAATTATGTAATAGAGAAAAAATCAGTGAGGAAACAATCGCCAGAATGTCTGCGTTTGAGAGACACAGACAAAATGCTGAAATCAACCCTGAATACGAAGGGACGCCTTGGAAGGACAAGGGTTATGTCGCTTGGTTAGGATGGGGTGGTGATGAAGGTATAGCCTATGCTAAAAGAAAGTTAGAACAAATCAGAAACGAAAGGATGTCGTCCCAATGTGGTTGTCCTATCACCCACGACTTTGTGGATAGTGCTATGGGAATATCTGTTGGTGATTATGTATCGTGGACTTATGCTGGTAGAGGTGATGATGCCGATAGAGGTAGAGGTCAAGTGAAGGACATACGAGTTGAAGGAGAGGTTAAAATCCCTGATACGGACCTTACCCTTACCGCAACGGAGGAAAGACCCGTGGCGTTGATTGAAACGAAGGATGGAAAGGTTGTAGGTCAATACATTGATGGTGATATGAGAAAGACACAGAAACCTGATGACTTTTCACACGATGAAACACACGCACTTATTGAAGCCGAGAGATTGGGTTGTAAAGGAGCCCACAAGATGGGTGATGTATGGCACCCTTGTGAAACACACGAGGATTACGAACAAGCATTGGAAAACGAAAGAAGGTCTGATGAGGCAATGATTGAAGGGGTTATTGAAATCTTATTACAGATTGAGGACCTTGAGAACAGAGCCAAAGTTGCCATTGATGTATTAAGAGATTTTGAGGTTGAAGGTGTCGTATATGACTTTGATGTATTCCTTGAAAGAATAGGGTTAGGTGGACCCGATTTGGAGTATCTGTGGGACGATACAATGGAGTTAGAAGACCTTTTAGATATGGGTTATGTAATTACAGAAGCAAGAGAAATAGACCCCTCTATAATCGTTTCTGAATACAAGGATAGTTTCAGTGAAAAGAAAATCACGGAGGAACAATTCTATACTCTAACATCAAAACCAAACGAACCATCATTATTGGATACACCATTTAGGTTAAGAAGGTATGTATACGCTATCGGTCCTCAAGGGGGACCAGACCTTATCCCAACATCAAGGGAGTTTTGTAGACGAATGATGGGTAAGAGACAATTAGTATGGAGGTTTGAGGACCTACAACTATTATCGGCACAATTAAACTCACAAGATAGTGATAGAAAGATTATCCCAAGACCCAAAGGTGCGTCAGTTGATGTCTTTATTTATCAAGGTGGCGCAAATTGTCGCCATCGCTTCCTTGAGTTATCATTAGACCCTGGTGAAAGAGTTAGTAATAACAAACAAAGAGCAACCAAAAAGGCGGGTAGTGTATTAGACGCACCAGGTCAAGCAGGTAAAACAAACGAACCAGCACAGGTTGGAAGGGAAAGAAACCCTCAAGTCGTTAGAGAGGAAAGTATGTCTTATGATACTGAAAATCTACAACCATACACCAAAGAGGATGATGAGGATATCTTGTTGAAAGATTTACCTATTGGTTTCCTTCAGGGTGTCCCTGTTTATACTTCAGAGGTAGAGGCTAAATCCAAATCAACGGCTATGGGTTGTGAAGGTATCTACGAAAAAGTTGACTATATGGGTGATGAAGCATTCAGACCTTGTAGAGCAAGAAACTCCAACGAGTTTAAGACGGAACACAAGTTTAAGTTGGATGATGAAAAGAGAATGATTTACGCACCTGCGATGATACCTAATAAATTGATTAGAAGGTATGAGGAAGGGGAAGGTGAATACTTCGTTCGTTTTAGTAAAGAGGCTATTGAACGAGGAGCCCACAAGTTTTTGGCAGAAGGTAGAACGAAGCCAGAGTTTGTGAACTACGAACATACGGACACAAAGTTTGACGACATCTGGCTTGTAGAGAGTTGGATAGTCGGAGACGAGGAGGATAAGATTTATGACTATGGTTATAGCCGTGAGGATGTCCCTTCAGGTTCGTGGGTTGTAGGATATAAAGTGGAGAATGATGACCTATGGGAAAATTATGTAAAGAAAGGTCTAATCAAAGCAGTAAGTGTTGAGGGACTATTTGATATGAGTTTCAATTCACAAAAGGCTGATGAGTATTTATTGAATAAGGTAATAAACATATTAAATCAAGTAGATTAGAATTATGAACGCATCAGAAGCAATCAACAAGATTAAGACGATGTTAGGTTTGGAGTTTTCATCTGAAACTACCGAGACAACTACACAAGAGTTCGCAACTACAGAATTGACTGACGGCACAAAAATCACCAACGATAAAGAAGGTGAGTTTGAGTTGGGAGACAAAATCTATGTAGTCGCTGACGACGCAACACTTTCACCAGCACCTGCTGGCGAGCACACATTGAGAGATGGTTATGTTGTTGTTGTAGACGAGGAAGGAACACTTATTGAAATCCGTGTCCCTGATAGTGAGGATGTAGCAGATGTAGTAGACGAAAGTGCTACTGCTGACGAGGAAATGGCAGAGGAAACAACTGAACTTAATTTTGAGGAGGAATTAAATAACATCAAGTCCTCTATTGAAACGATGTTAAAAATTATGGAAGCACAATCGGCTGATTTTGCCGCTCACATTGAGGAGGTAAAGAACGAGGTTGAGGCATTCAAGTCCGCCCCACAACACAAGGGCATAACTGAAAAGAAAGATATTAAAGAAAACTTTTCAGATTACAGATTGACTATGTTGAAAAAACATATTCAGAAATAATAAATTAAAATAGAAAATAATTATCAAAATGAAAAAAAATTTCAACTTTGACTATGACCTAACAGGTTTAGCAGCATGGACGCGCGAGAGTGCTGACGAAATGTTGTTGAAAGAAGTATTAGGTCTTACTCTACCACGCTATGCGTCGGTAAGAGCAAACATTAGAGGGACTGAAAAAGTGCCTTTTATGACTAACTCATTGGTATTCCAAGACGGAAAATCTTGTGGGTTTAACTCAACTGGTTCAACTACAATAGACCAAGTTTTGATTGAGACGGCAACAGAAAAGGTAAATCTTCAACTTTGTCCTTACGAATTATACGATGTATTCTTAACACAGAGATTAAGAGCAACTAATTTCCAAGAGGAAGTGCCATTTGAGGCACAATTAGTCCAAGATGTTGCTAACAGAATGGCTAACAGAATGGAAATCCAATTATTCCAAGCAACTAAAGCAGGTGGTGATGATTTCAATGGTGTTGACGCTTTAATCGTTACTGGTAATGGTGCTACTCAAATCACTTACTCTGCTGCTTCAGTAGACAGCGTTGCTAAATTGATTGAGAATATCCCATCAAATGTAATTCACAGAAACGATTTAGCAGTAATGTTAAATTACTCTGACTATCGTGCTTATGTAAACTCATTAAGAGAAAACAGCACACTTAATTTATTTGCGTTTGACGACGCAGGTGCTATGGAAGGACAAGAGTTCGTTGTATACGCACCTGGAACTCGTATTCCTGTAATCCCAAGTGAAGGTGTCCCTGCTTCTACAATGTATGCTGGTCCTGCTTCATATATCCAAGTTGGTATGAACTCAACTGATAGCAATGGTATGTCTATCAAAGCGTTCTACGATGAAGGTGAGGATGTAGTTAAGGTAATCGGTCGTATGACTTACGGAGTTGGTATTTTTGATATCGCTTCTTTCGTGGTAGCACGATAACAAATAAATTAAATTAAAAAATAAATAATATGTCTTGTTTTATTACAGAAGGTTATAGTTTAGATTGTCGTAATGCGTCGTTAGGTGGATTGAAGGCAATTTGGATTTTGGGTAATAGTGGTAATACTATTTCATCTACAACACAAGACGCTGATGGTAAATATACATCAATTAGCGGGACAGGGACTTTCTACAAGTTTCAACTTGCTAAAGCATCATCGTCTTTTGAGGAAGCGATTAGTGTAAACACAACGGCACAATCTGTGGCGTTTACTCCAACACTAACTTTGAGTTTCCCTAAATTAGACCAATCATTGAGAAACACTTTCTTTGAGTTGGTTAAACAAAATGAAATCTACGCAGTAGTTTTAGATAACAATGGTCGTTATTGGTTAGTAGCACCAGAGAACGGATTATCAGCAGATAGTGGTTCAATGGTTTCAGGTCTTGGCTTGACTGACCTTAATGGTGTGAATGCGTTAGTTTTAGCAGGTGGTGAACCTTCACCATCAGCAGAGATTGACGATATCACAACAGCGTTTGCTGGTATCACATTCAATGCGTAATTGATATTCAATAATAATGGGGAGGGTTTAGGTCCTCCCCTTTTTAGCCAAAAAAAATAATATGGGAAAGATAGATAACTTTTTAGGTAAATGGGCGAGTAGAAAATTACTTGTCTTTTTCATCGCTACGATATTATCATTTTCAGGTGATATAAACTCTGCTGATTGGACTTACATTGCTGTGGCATATATTGGTTCACAAGCGTTGGTAGATTTGATGGGTAAATACAAAAGATAAGAGTTATGAGATGGAATGGTAGAAACTTTAGACCCGTATTAGGAACAGGTAGAAGGTCAGCACAACCTCAAACTCAACAGGTTGGAGCAAGGAAAATGAAATTGGTAGGTTCAATATTTATGGGTGCTGGTGAGACGACACCTACACCTCCATCACCTTATGACCCTGACGCACAAGCATTCTTTACCGCAGTTGAGGGTGGTGGTGATACACTAACAACAACAGAAAAAGAGGCAACTAATCAACTTGTATTAGACTTAAAATCAGCATC